CGGGTCTTGACGATGTAGGGGGCGATCTGGGTCTTGCGATCGGCGGGGATTTCGCTGTCCCGGAGCACCGCGCCGTCGGTCATCTGGTGCAATTTGTCGCTGGTGAAGTCGCGCCGCCAGTATTCGGCTATGCGGACATGGTCGCGGTCGTTCCAGCCGTCGGTGTTGTCGAGCGCGGTGGAGGCGGGGCTGTCGTCCTTGCCGTATTCCTCCTCGTAACGGTCGCGTGGGATATCCTCGAAGATGAAGGCGAAATTCGCATCCGCCTTGTCATATTCCTTGCAATCGGGGTCCATGTAGACCGTGAACGGGTCGGCGATGCGACGGATGAAGAGGTCGAGGTCGAAGCTGCTGGGCTCGGCGTAGTCGGTCTGGACGCGGACGTAGCCGATACCGGATTCGACCTGGTGATAAATGGCCGTGGAGTAGGCATCGACGGCTTTGGACTGATACTCGATGCGCCGGATGATGCCCGAGAACACCTGGGCGGCCTCGTAGGAGGCGCGGCCGCCGGTGGGGCTGACCTTGATCTGCGATTTATTGGCCCGGGCGTCGTTGATCACCTGGAGGTTATGCTGGCGGGTCTGGTTATAAGTCAGGCATGGGCGCTGGCCGCGGTCCTTGCGCACATCGCCGTCCCATTGGCCGTGGTTGAGGGCGTCGCCATTGGCGAAGCGGATATCGAAACGGGCCCGATCACGCCAGGCGGATTCCCAGGTCTGGCAACGCTCGAAACGTGCCTTCGCCTCTTTCAGGATCTTGTCGTCATCGGCTTTAGGCCTGGGCACTTTGCGGGTTCTCCGGTTCCACCTGTTCGCGGGGGAGCTTGGCGGGGGCATGGATGTGGTCGGCCAGCCAATCGCCGATCTCGAAATAGTCGAGGTGGCGCTGGCGGGCCCTTTCCTCTTCGCTCACGTCTTCCAAGGCGCCGACGTTGAACGTGGCGATATCGAGGTGTTCGCGGCCAGGCACGGTGATCTGGATATCGTAGCCGTTCCACTTGAAGGCCCGCAGCCCGGCGAAATGGAGGCGGATACCCTTGGTGGTGCTGCCGCGGGTACGGGCGTGGGCGCGCACGAGGTGGAAAATACGCTTGGTGACGCCCTCGACCACGACAGGCTCCCTGTCCGCGAAGAATTGCGGCGTGTCGGTCGCGTCCACGATGAACGGCATGACGATGTTGTCTTGGGTCGCGGTTACCCGAATCATCGAATGGTATGACGCCTTCACCCAGAAATTCATCAGCGAAATGAATAGCTCGCAGATCTCCTGCGCGGGATTGGCCTTGCGGCGGCTGTCGGGGGCCGGGGGGAGGCCCCATCGCTGGTGATGCACGATGCTAGCGCCGCCGCCGCCCTTGCGGTGGCGGATGACCTGGCTGTCGTTCTTGAGCACCCTGAGGGCGCGGACCATGCCGTCATCGGCGATATTGACGAGGTATTCCTCGGCGAACCCGTGCCCTCGCTTCTCCCATTTGCGCCTGGAGCGGCCGGGCTTCCAGCCTGAGGTGTCGTGGTCGTCCCAATATAGCTGGAAGCGGTAGGTGGTCCCGGTGCCGGCCTGTTCGACGGTGTGGCCGGGCCTGGCCAGCTTCATGAAATAGGCGAAGCGGCTGGGCAAATAGACGCCCTCGGGGGCTTGCGTGGACTGTTCACCCCGCATGCCGATAGCGATGGCGCCGAAACCGGGGAGGGTCTGGAGGAAGACGGGCTCGATCTCGCACGGGCCGATCCGGATCTCGCCCGGGAGCACATAGGCCCCGATGCGGCGGTATTGGACGAAGGCTTCCTTGTCCCAGCGTCGGAGGCGCTTGATGTAAAGCTGATATTGGCCGAGCTGGTCGAGGATATCGGCCCTGAGGCGGGCGGTTTCGCGGCGAGGACGGCGAGGGCCGGTGGGTTTGCGCGGGCGTTTGGGAGGGTTTGGCGGATCAGTCAGCAATCCTGCCCCAATGGGGGCCTGTGGTCGATCTAGAGGCTTCTGGACCGTGCTGGGGGACGCTAGCTCGACCACAGGGGCCGTTATTTTGAGCGGTTCCGGGGGCCAAATGGCCGCGTGCCCGCGTAGCCACGCCCACAGGCGCAGGAAAAGACTGCTCATGCGGTTCCCCCCTCCCAGGGTGGTTATTGCATCAGCGTATAGACAGCGGTCTGAGCGGAATCTCGCCGAGAAGGGCGCTGACGATGATCAGAATGAACACCAGCGCGATGATGGCCAGGGCGATGGCGCCGAACGGTGGCGGCAACGGGATCTGCTGGATGACCCAGACGATCACCCCCATGACGAGGATGAGGATCAGGAGCCATATCAGGAGCGAAATCATCACACGTCCTTTCGATAAGACGCGCCGGCCCGATCCTTGTGCCCCTCGGGCAGGGCTATCCCTCGCGCACGCAGCACTTCCTGCAACTCGCAAATCTCGCGGTGCTTGCGCTCGACTTGCCGCCACAACGCATCCCAGTCCGCCTGCGTGGCAGACCGGGTGCGCTCCTCTTCCATGTCGTAGAACGTAATCAAGCAGCTTTCGCGGGCATCGGCGCCACGACAGGCGGTTGTGCACCACTCATGCCCTCGATGCGCGCCTTGGCCTCCTTGCCGTCCTCGCCGAGGTTCTCGAGGAGGCGCAGCACCTGGCCGCGAATGGCCGCATAGTGGTGCTTGTCGCCGATGATCCAATCCGTCGCCAGCAATGCCAGCAGCAGATCAGGCCGCGGGGCTACGATGCCCGGCCCGGGCTTGGGCACGCCCTTGTCGGCATGCGTATCCGCCGGCTTCTGCGCTTCATGCGCGGCCTTCTCCTCATGCGTCGGGAACATCGCCATGGTTGGTCTCCTCTTGGGGGGTTGCGCGGTTTTAGGTTGCGCGCGAGGAGGTAATGGCGGCGGCGCCTTGCGGTTGCGCGCCGGGGGTGGTTTCGCGGACGGTTTGGCGGGCGTCCTCATGGTATGTCACCCGTTGGGTTGGCGCCGGTCATCTGGCGCCACTCGCCGCACCACCACCATTCATAGGTATCAGCGACACCCCGCTCGCTCGAGGTGCTGCGCGGATGAGGCGGGTGGCGCCGGCACACGAACCGTACGCGATCGGTGTAGGCGAAAACGCAGTTGCCGCAGGTTGGGGGCGGCGGGGCCGGCAGGGGGGCGGGGGCGGCGCTCATGGGGGCGGTGGAATGGCGATGCCGTTGGACATCGGGGCCGCGGTTGAGCCCAGGGCGTTGGTGGCGGTGACGACGCAGGCGAGGGTATGGCCTGCATCCTCGGGGGCGATGGGGTAATCCGGCCCCGTGGCGCCGGTGGCCACGCCGTCGCTGTGCCAGGCGTAGGCGTATTGGGTGGGCTCGCCGTCCCAGTTGCCCATGGTGCAGGAGAGAACGTCTCCCGTCTGTGAGGCGAAGGGCACATCGACGTTGGTCGGGGGGCCGAGGCTGGCCACGATATGGGCATAGATGTCGGCGATGGCGCCCGCGTGGGTGCGGTCATTGTTCAGCCAGTCGGCGACAAGGAGCATCAGCATGCGCTGCATGTCCTGCGGGTCAACGGCCATGATCAGATTCCCATCCAGCTTGATTCCAGGCCCCTGCCGCGGCCGCCAGGGCCGTTGGCGGTGCGCTGGGCGGTGACGACATCTATGTGGGGGGCGGTGCCCTCGCGCACGCCGAGGGCGAGGTAGCGTGCCGCGTCGGCGCCGTGGGATGCGTGATCATGGACGGGGGAGGAACGCCAGGCCTGGGCGCCCTCGTTCCACTCGCGACGGTAATGGCGCAGGGCATGGATGCCCTTGGCGCATCTGGTGGCATCGAAGAAGGCCCGGGGGATGATCATGCGCACCGCATTGATGCCGTCGGCCACGGAATGCTGCTTGCACTGGCGGGTGGGGCGGACACCGAGGGCATGAAGGGTCTCGGTGCGGGACTTGCCGGAGCCGAGCTCGCGGACAGCCGCGTCATGGGGGAGGATATGCCGCTCGTAGATGTAAGGGCGTTGTTGAAGGATGCGGACGTAGTGATCGAGACCCGCACCGGAGTCCTCTATATAGTCGATGAGGCGCCACTCGCCGGCGCGGGTGATCTGGGCGCACCATATCGCTGTCGAATCATCGATGCCGAGGTCCCAGGCCGTCCACACCTTGAGGGCCGGGTCGTGAGGGACATGGGTGATGCGATCGGCGCGCTGCGCCTCATCCATCAGGGTGCCGTAGTAAGAACCCGAGTTCGGTGCTTCAAAGGAACATTCTAGTTCCTGTGCAAACTCCTCGGGGGACATCTCGGCGCGGAGGCGCTCGATGGCTTCGGTGGTGAGGGCGCCGGTGGCCTTGTAGTCGAGAAGGTATGAGGAATGGCCAGGCGTGGTCTTGGCCCTGTCGTAAGCGGCTTGCAGAAGGCCGTTGCCTTTGGGGGTGCCGCTGCGCACTAACGTTCCGTTCCGATCACTGAGCATCGGTTCGATAACGAGGGGCACCAATGACGCGGGCGTATCGTCGAACTCGTCAACCACCACGAGGTCAGCCCCGCCGCCGCGCCAGGAGTCGGGGTTGTCGGCGCCGCCTGCTTGCCACACCGAACCATTGGGTAGGCGTATCGCCATCTCGCTGCGGCGTACGACCGCACCCGGAATGGCGTCGGCGGCACGGGCCGCCTGGTCCCACAGTCCGGTCCGTTGCCACATCACACCATAGGGCAGGATATGAACGACGCGGGCGTGTGGCTTGCGCTCGGTAAGGGCACGCCGCAGGCCCATCCACATCAGCGCGGTAGACTTACCGGCTCTGCGGTGTACAACTGCGACGATGCGTTGGGCGCGATCCGCGAGGAGTGGCCGCTGCCACGGACGTGGAACGAATGGCAGCGTAACAACAGCGCGAGGGGCAGGAGGTTCCTGCGCCGCGTCTGTTGCGGAACGATCATCTGTGGTGGGGGTGAGCTGGAGCATGGGTTAGAGAATACCCGATATGAAACGAATCATGCAGCGTAACGAAAAGTTGTCAGGGGGGTGTGTGGGGGAGGTGCATGCGCATGCCGGCGAAAACGGAAGTGCCCATACCCCCGGGGGTGCCGGCAGGGGTGCCCAGGTCGATGCCTTGGGCCTATTGGTGGGCGGCGCAACTGGGGTGCAACTCGGGTGCACGGTGCCGAATATCGGCGGGATATCAAGGGGTTAGCGTAGCCCTACCATCTTCCGACAATGGTGTCGGTGAGGCTCAGGCCGGCTCGTCCGTTACGCGCTCGCCATCAATCGTGAGGGCGTCTGTGCGGGCGTTGGGCGCGGCCAACCGGCCATCCGCACATCCGATATCCACCCCATTCGCCACATCAGCCTCCGTATCTGCCCACCTGAAGTCTACGGCGATGGCGCTGCCGTTGGCGCCGGTGATCTGCATCGGCAGCACCCTGCCGACCAATGCCAGGAACGCTGTAGGGCAGTCTTCCGCCCTTTTCGCGAGGTAATCCGCACCCCCTGCGGTGTTCAGCGCGGTCAGGATCATGTGCTTAACGTCGGCGTTAAACTTGTTCGGAACACCCGAGACCCGGCCACTGCCTGGCGTACGACCGTTTCCCGGCGGTCTACCGCGACCTCCCGGTTTCCATTTCCCAGATTTGCCCAGTGTGGGATTTTGCGATGCTGACATCTCGGTTTAATCCCGCACCGCAAGACATTGAATAGGCACAGTCGCCTCCCGAAGCTCTCCGAACATCGCCACAGCGACCTTCACCGTATTCGTGGCGGCGCTGATAATCACCACCTCCTGCCCCTTAAGCGGCCCGTACAGGCACGTAGCAGGCGCTCCAGGGCGATACACCACCTTGTCCGGTAGTGGGAGGCGGCGAAGGGCCTCACCGGCCTGTACGGCCTTTAAAATGGCTTCTGGCACTTTTGCCGGCTTGCCGCTGCTCATCAACAGCTGCCGAACCCCGCTGGCGTAGCGTATCGGCGTCCAGGGGTCGGCCACGTCAAGATCCACGAACAGGTAGCCGGTGAACAAGGGCCGCTCGACGCGGTGGATGATCGAGGGCGTGTGGCGATCACGGCGCTGCACGAGCACCAGCGGCAGGTAGACCGCGTATCCCACGCGAATGAGGTTCTGCCGGGCCCAGGATTCCGCCTGGGGATGCGACTGGATCACCGCCCAATAGCGTCCGCAGGCCGCGGGGCTGGCGCTCACCTTCGCCGCCTCTAAGCACATCAACGACTTAGCGTCAAGCACTTCCCCAGAATTACCCACTTCCCATCGCCCCCATCCCGTGCCGCCGCGCCCACACCGCCAGCAATGCCGCCTCGGCTATCCCGTCATCCCTCACCCGCTGCCATTGCGCTGCCCATTCGGGGAGCAATCGCGCCGCCATCAGCCGCACCGCCGCCTTGTCCTTCGGCGCCTGCATGTCCCGCTTCCACCTGGCCGGCTCCACCGCCACATTGGGCAAGCGGAGAAGGGCCAGGGCCATCTCGACCACGCCGAGGCTGCGCCCGAATGAGAACATCGACACGCTCCCCTGCCTGGGCATCGCATGCACCCGCTCATAGGCAACCAAAGCCACCCCTCCCGCTATCGCCAGCTCGCCAAGCATATCACCCAACGCCCGGTCATCGACCCGCTTCTTGCCGCCCTGCGCCGCCACCACGGGCATGGGGTGCAAAACCAAGCCGCCCAGCACCACGCCGCCGCCGCCCCAAGCCGCCACAGCAACGCCGCCCTGCAGCCCAATATCAATGCCGATGGTCAGCATGCCCGTGCACCGGCGCACCGTGCACCCGCTTGTACATAAAACCTCTGGCTCACGCGGGCGCGCGCGCGAGGGGGGAATAGGTATATATATTCCCTTATATTTATTTCTATATGGTTTAACCGGTGCACCGGTGCACAATAAATTATCCTGCTGTTACCATCTACAACTTTGGTGCACCGGC